TCGCTGTTTTTACAGCGCATGTTGCATTTTCTCTCTGTACTTTAGCCACCAAACCAATCCTTGGACCAAGGCTGCATTTTCTGAAAGCCCCTCCTCATCGGCTATGCGTTTAAACTCCTCTTTCAACTTCTGCGGATAACGCAGGGTCGTCTTTACTTCACTCTTTTCCACTCTTATCTCCTTAGGGGCCATAATGCCACCACAAGGCCATAATGCCACCATTGAAATGATATGGCAATATGGCACCATTGTTTTTTTGAGGGATTTGCAATGGCCGAAAAACAAGTAAAAGATTACGACAAGTTCAACCTACGCTTCCCGGATGGGATGCGTGACGCTATAGCTGAGCGGGCCAAGCGCAATGGCAGGTCGATGAACTCTGAAATTGTGCAGATACTTCAAGAAACGCTGGATACCGATAAGGCTGTTTCTGAAAGCGACCTTGTTGATTTCGACTCAACTCAAGCCGCTTTTAATGCCGCATCGACAGTAGAAGAGAAAGAGCAGTTCCTAAGTGACCTTGCGAAAAAGGATCCGTTCACGGCAGACATTCTTCGCGAGGGAGAAGAGCACGCGAGGCGGCTTGCTGAGATACTTGGTCGCCGCATGGGATATTTGGACCATAAATAACAAAAAGCCCACCTGAGTGGGCAATCTGCTCATGCTGCCGGAAAAATCCTTACCTCTCTGTCCATTTCCAGCCTGATTTCCAGCGCCATAAGAAGGCCATCAACGATCCCTTCTGCATTTGATAGCTTTTTGCCTATATGCCCGTCAGAGCAATGATGCGCATTCGCCAGTTGCATGAATGTTTTGCCGAATACGTAGTAATCGAAAAGCAGGTCGTGAGCAACAGGATGCTTTGACCTTAGCCCTGCCATGAGGTTTGAGATAATCAGACCATCCTCATCACAGCACTGGAGGCGAGTGCGCACCTTCGACGGTATGAGTCCAGAGAAACCTGCTGCAATCGGCGGCCAGTAAACATCCTCGCTGTTATCGGCAGCCCACGCCCCCCAACGTTCTAAAACTTGCTGAATGTTTCTCATGCGGCTTCCTTCTGTGGCTGGTTGGTTTTGGTCTGGCTGTGCTTTGCTACTGGCGGTAGGTTGGCGCGCTTAACGCTTTCTGCCTGGTACCGCAGGAAGTCTGTGTGGTTCATTCGACCTCCAGTTCGGTGATGGTCAGTTCAAGCCTGCCGCCTTTCACGATTGGCATCCTCTTCACGCTGTAGTAGTCGACCTGCTGGTCATCGAGCCAGAACCCGGATTTCGTCAGGGCGTCGAACGCGGCCTTTTGCAGATTGTCCAGGTCGCGGCGGCGGCGATCCGGCATATGGCACTCAATACGTATTTTCACGGGTGTAGCTAGGCCGATATCCAGCATTGAGTCTTTGATGATTCTGGCGACACTGTCGCGGTACGCCTGCCCCTCTGTGCTGATGTGCGTGCGCCCGCGGTTATGCCGGTAGTAGCGGTTGTTGCTCGGCGGCCACGGGAGGCTGATGCGATATTCATTCATGCTTTTACGAGCCCCTCTTTCAGCCAGATAACCTGTGTGCGGGCCATGCCCTCCAGCGCGCACTCCTTTGCATATTCCGCATCGACCAAGCGGGTGCGGCGATCAATCTCGTCGTGGCAACTGCTGCATGCGATGGTGGCGATCAGGTCTGGCGGCTTGATTCCGGTACCGCAGAGGCCAGCAATTCGGATGTGGGCCAGTACTGAGGTTTCAGGGTTTCCATTGCATACGCCCGGGATACGCACCTGACATTCGCGGCCGCGTGCGGCTTTGCATAAATTAGCCATGCGCCCTCCTCGCCGCGAGACGCAGCCATTTCTTATCGACCAGGTCGGATGTGTAGTCTTTCAGTGTCGGGATGTCGGAGGGCTTAACCGCGGGCTTGCGCTGGCGGCGCGCCGGAACGCGGAAGATTTCGTTTGTGATGACGCGTGCGAGAGGGCTAGCCATTACGCAACCCTCCCGAAGTAATCACCTGAGTAGCGAACTTCACGGAGTTGCACGCCGTTTTGCATAGCAAATGCCTGGCTGTATTCGATGAGACTGGTCATGCGACGGATGCCCATCTTCGCAGTGCTTTCCCGGATGGCGCAGAACTCCCCTTCCAGACCCGGCACCACTTCACCAGGCTTACCGGTGGCAATGGCATGGCCTGAGACATACAGGACTTTCCATGAAGCGAGGTCGCGTGACTTGCCAGCCCATTGCAATTGCTTCGCTGTATCGCCACAGAGAGCGTGGAAGAGGTCGTTTTGGGCGAGAGTGCGGTCAGCCTCAGAAAACTTCACCACGAGCGGCAGAGCGTCGTTAACGGGCAGCTTCCTGATGTAGTCGATGAGGTTATCGCGAACGCGTTCGTCGCGGAGGTAGAAAACAGGCTGTTTCATACGCCACCTCCGAGAGGTAACGCAGAATGAAGAAAATCGCAGGTGCATTTCTGCATCTGTGACAAGGTGAGGAGTTCAGATTGTGGTCGCATTTAAGTCCCCTTAAATGCGCAGAAGTCACCGGAGTTGTTCAGGCTCCGATGACATGATTATGGACGGTTGATTCAACAAAATCAACGCGAGAAAAAGGCCTCCGGAGAGGCCCTGGCTGTCGATATGGGGATTCCCATTTCGCTTGTATGGTAGCTATGGTTTGAATCTATGCTTAGTTAACCTCGCCCCCAGTTCCCACTCTTCCATGGCCACAGTCTTACCCTTCCTGATTTGGCTTTCTACCTCCTGCTGCGGCGCTGCTGGATACGCACTACCTTCCTGCCCTGGCTCATTACTTCCGGTGCATGCATTACGGTGGTCATTGGCGTGCGGGCAGCGTTTGTTGCCGCATTCAGGGCAGACGACAAAGCGGCTATCACTAAAAGTCAATGGGCGGCAGGTTAGGCATGAGCAACCCGGAATCACCGGAGAGTTGCCGCTCACAGCCTCCTGAAAGCGTCCAAGCTCCACATACTCCTGACATGACCACCCGCCATCAATAAAATCGCGAGCTTCAACAGCGTCGAAAGTGAACGATGTTTCACCGCCAGTTGGTGAGGTTAAGCCGTACAGGTCTGCTACCGGCTTAAACTGCGTGGCTGTTATGGTACCCTCATTGGTGAGGGTGCCATTGGCACCCTGAAGCATGGCTGCGCGATAGGCGTTCCAGCCGACAGCTTTTCCGTGTTCAAACGCGCTGTCAAAGTCATCATCCATTTCCATCGCATCAGGCACAGATACCGGCACTGTAGGGGCGGTGTATAACCGAGTGCCATCTTTGAAATTCTCCCAGCCAGCCTGACCATCAGCGGCTATGCACTCCACCCTTGCATCCGGGTGGCATCCACAATCGTCAAACTCACCGAGGACTACCTCGCCAACAGCCTCCGCTTCGAGCGATGCCAGCGCGATACGCGCCAGCTCGTTCAGGATTGCCACATCAGCGTGACCGAGGGTGTAACCAGCTTTCAAATCGGCAACTGCGTGCACGGCCTGTTTGTCGACGTTGCTCATTGGGCGGCCTCCTGCATGGCTGGGTCTGCTGGTAAAGTCATGTGCGGCACTT